TTCTAAATAGCTTTTATTTTTAGCAACCATTTTTTCTTTAAGTTCATTGTCGCTAATTTGTTTTTTTAGTTTAACAATCTCCTCATCTCTGCTTAACAACTTTTGAACATAACCTTTAATTTGTTCTCTATTTTTTCTGTTCTCTGTTTGTAGCTTTGCAAGTTCTTGCATTATTTTATCGGTCATTTTTTTCCTTTCATAACTTCGTCTATGGTTAAATCGTAAACTATTATGTCTTGTAATGCTTGACCAACATAACCGCCAAAATCCATTTTAAGATTGCTCATTAATGCTTTTCTTTGAGCAGCAGTTAAAACGCAGTAATCATTAAACCATTGATCTATATTTTTATTTAGTTGTGATGGTGATAAGTGGTCAGCTGTAAACATTCCACCTTCTTCTTTTTTTGTCCACTCTTTCCCAATTGTTTTCATAGTGCTTTTAATACTCATAATACAAAAATAGTCAATAAACTATACATAATTAATTACAACTTTAGAGGTCATTTATATTATAAAGTTCTTTAATATCTACTTTGTAAACCGCAGGTCTATTGTTGTAACCAAAGTTAGTTAATCGTTCTGGCATATCATTTATAAAAGGAAACCAACCTAATATTGAAAATTCATAATTACCTTCATGGATAACTAAAATATATTTTCCTTTTTTCTCTCCTGGTCTAATCAGTAGAAAATTATAATCTTTCTTTTCTTGGCATCTTATTTCAATATTATTTTGAAAGTCTGAGTCGTTATATCTTTCTAGGTTGTCAGTATAAGAACCATTATAAAATGAATTAGATGATTTAGCATAAGCCACTTCACCTAAAGCACCTAAGAAAGAGTCGCCAAGTTGTTTTTTATAATCTCCTTGATAGCCATAAGAAAAACCCTTACCCATTTTAACATTACCAATAAATCTTTTAGCAGCTACATTTAAAGCAAGTTCTATTTCATTAGATTCTAATTTAACTTTTTTCATTTCTTTTCCTTTCTCTTTCTATATCTATTTCTTTATTTCTTTTCTCATATTCTTCAAGAGTTGTATTCGTATGGTATTTAAAATAACAACTAGCACATAGGTCATTACTTTTTTCAACCACATCAGCTTTCATTCCACACTTACAGCAGATCCGGTAATCTCCATAAATGTTAGTTTTATCTGTCATTTATTAGCCTCATAAAAAGCATTTGCAAATCCAGGTGGAGTTTTACTTCTTTCTTTTGCTCTTTCATTTGGTTTCATTCCAAAAGTTTTATAATGTATTTCCGACATTCTTTTACCTCCAACTATAACAAATTTTGGTTCTATTGGATTTTTTTTAGGGATATTAAAATTACCCCATAAACAAGTTTTTTTAGTATAAGGATCTCCATAATCACATGGATTAAAAATCATTTTAGGTTTTCCTATATAATGAACTAATCTACCAACTGGATTTTCCATTACCCAAAATTTAGGTTGATGAGCAAAAACAATTCTAAAAACTGAATCAACAATTGATAAGCCATCTTTTAAAGGCTCTATTCCTTTTTCTTTCCACCATCTAGCACCAGAACCAGCAAAATGGGTACAAGGTGGAGCAGCTAAAATACCATAAACAGATTCATTTATTTTTTTAAACATTCTTATATCTCCATCATGGTTATTTTCACCCCATTCATTAAAATCAATTATTCTCACATCATAACCATTTTCTTTATAAGGTTTTGACCAAGATCCAGTTCCACCACATAAATCTAAAATTATTTTTTTCATAATCAATTCATTATCAAGTAGGTTGTCCACATAATAACTTCTATAATGATAATTGTTTCAATCATCTATTTTCTCCTTACTGTAAAGCATAACTAAAGTTCTTGTTGTACTAGGACTCAATAAATCACCACCAGATAATTTATAAATTAATTCATAATCTTTTTTTGTAAAATTATCTAAATTTTCAGATTCATTAATTTTAAATTGTAGTTGTAAAACTTCCTCTGTATTAACTCCAATCAGTTTAAATAAGTTTTTTGATAGATCCATAATTTTTATTCTTTCCTTTTAATCTTTTAATCTTATTCCAAGTAACACCATTGATAGACCTAGATCCCTCAATGATGTTCTTGAAAGTTTGTATAAATAGTTTTTCTTTTTCTATTTCAGTTGAGAGTTTTATTTTTTCTTTCACTTATATTCTTTTTTAATTGATCTAATTTATTGCTCCAAAGACTTTTCCAACCTTTAGGACAGTTCCATTTCATATATTCTAAGTTCCTTATTCTCCTTTTATCCCTTAAATCTATATTAAAATCATAGACTAAAGGCAAACCATATTTATTTCTTGTCATTATTTTACCAATATTGTTTTAGTTTTTCTACCAAACATCCATGCACTAACCATTGGCGGATCTGTCAAGCCATCCATAGAGTCTATATATACAGTTAATTCACCTGCATTTGTTTTCATAGTTACATAACAAGTACCCTTGTTTCTTACATCTAACTTTATGCCTTTAGCATATCTATTTACAAACTTATGTTTTTTTCTGTATGCTATTTCTTCTTTTCTATTCATTTCTCCCCCTTTATTAATTTAACTATCTTATTAAAGTATTTTTTAGGCAAAGGCAAAATTACTTCCTTTTTCCTAATTTCTGCGTCTTCCATATCCATGAAACTAAAAAACTTCTTTCCTGGATTTCTTTGTTCTAGGTCTTTTGTTACTGAATAAACTTTATTTTTCAAGACTCCCCCTTTGTTAATTTATACTATTATTAATTGGTTGATATTTTGCAAAGTTTAATTCTTTTCTGAATTTGTCAATTTCTGATTTTAAATGAAATCTTGAAATTGTATGTTTTGCAATCTTTCCTTTTTCAAAGAACAACCAGCAAGAAGTTTCTTTGATTGGTGTTCCCATGTCTTTTAGTTCATAGTTAGATAATATTTTCATAGTTACCTCTATTTTAAGTTATTTTTAATTAAGCAAGTATTATAAGCTCTTGAACCAACCGCAGCTAGATAGTTTTTAGCTTTATCTTCGTTCTCTTTTAGCTTTTCTGATTGTTCTGGTGTTGGATTTGTAACAAACTCAACCTTTACACCTTTCCAAGCATGATTTTTAGCTTTTAAAAAACAAATAGCCTTTTGAGATAACTTTGGAAGTTGTTGAACATCTACAGCTCTAGTAAATTCAACTATATCTTTATCACTTGAATAACCGCTTAGACCAGTCCAAGAAATAAAGTTTTTACCATCTTTAATATCTGAGGTTAAAACTCCAACTTCAGAATATGTTGAAGTCTTAGCCTTGCACCACTCCCCAGATTTAGGATTTTTAGTAGATGAAACTAATCTAGTTCCTTTCTTGTTAGTTTCTAGCCAAAATCTTTTGCTAGTCTTTTTAAAACCCCATGGGTAGTTATCAACTTCAACTGAATTTTCAAAGCTGTCTTTATTATATATATAAGTAGTCATGTTTTTTGTTTCCTTTCTTGATTCGTTAAACATACTAAACTTATACAAGTTTTGTACTATATTGTCAAACTATATAAGCTAAGATTGTAAAAATATTTATGTTCGCTGAATGTTCTGATTGATTACCCAAAATTTGACATATAGAAGGTCTAGCAAGGAAGGTTTAAAAATGGATAAAATTAAGCAAGGATTTGCACAAATCCCAAATCAATTAATATATGATGAGAATATAGGAAATGAAGCTAAAATATTATTTTGCTATATTAAGTCATTATCTGATAATTATAGGAACTTAAGAAATTCTAATTTGTGTCGAAAATTAGGCGTTTCTGTTAATACTTTACAAAAGGCAAAAAAAGAGCTTGTTGATAATGGTTACTTAGTTATTCACAGGTTATCAAGTGCCAACAAATATACCTTAAGACTACCCAAAAAAAGGGTAATCAGGGTGTCAAAATTTAAGCAATCAGACTACCCAAAAATTGGGCAGTATTATAAGAGTAATAACAATAATAATAATAACAATATTAATAAAGGGTTTAAAGGATTTAAGAAGTTAAAAGATTAATATGTATTACTATAATAATGAACCTTTGCAATTAAGCTATAAGAACACCTACACCCCCCCTGAGAAGATTGAAATAGTTTTACAAATAATTAACGACTTAAAGTCTGGGATGCTCTCCGCAGAGCAAATGCGTTGGATTGTGAATAATCAGAGGTTTGGAGCTTGGACAGTCCAAAAAGAAATAGACAAACTTATTTTTGATGGCAAAATTAAGATAAATCCTATTACACTTGATGAGTTTACTAATTTTCCTAAAAAGAAACCTTTTGATTTGTAATATACCATATATTGTGTTAATAGATTGATTGGCTACTAGCTCCCTCTTTTAGTTGTTTTTAGCCTAATTAAGTTAATTAACTAGTGAGTCTTTCAGATACCTTTCTTTCTTTCCTTTCTAACTGGAGGACTCACACTAATTTAGAATTATTATAAACTATGGCTGGAAGACCTAGAAAATTAAATAAAAAACTTGAAGATAAGATCCTTGAATATATTGCAGATGGTTTAACAATTAGACAAGTATTCGAAAAACCAGATATTGAATATACCTGGAGTAGTTTTAGAAAAGAATTAATCAAATCAGAAGATTTAATGATGCGATACAGTCAAGCTAAACAATTAGCGATAGATTTAGAACTTAGCTCATTAAAGGATAAGCGTTTGGAATTAGAGGCTAAAATAGAATCTGGAGAGATTGACGCTAAAGCAGGTCAGAACTTGGTTAATCTTTTTAAACTAACTATTGCATCATCGCAATGGTCAGCAGGTAAAATTTCACCCAAAAAGTTTGGTAAAGCTGCCGAAACATTGTCAATTAAATCAGATAATGCACAACCTTTAACAATTTCATGGAGTAAATAACTAATTAATTATGGATATTTATTTTGCAAAACCTTTTAAAAGTATTGATTTTATTAGTTTAGGGGTAAAAAGAACACACATAAAAAACATATTATACATACAAGGTGTTGCAAAAATATCACAAAATGAGAACAAATAGCGAACATTCCAATAAGTTTTATTATCGGAAAAAATTACTAATGATAACTCATAACTTATTGATATAAAATTTATGGTTGTAACTAGTTGGTTATTGGATCTGAATTACTAAATATGGGGGGTTTTTAATTGGTGGCTACCTGATTTTGTGTTACCGG